TGGATGTTGCTTCATCCAATGTTTTACCCTTGACCCAGTCTGTGACAAGACTTGAAGAAGCAATTGCCGACCCACACCCATATGTTTTAAATTTGGCATCTGTTATAATTCCTGTTTCTTTATCTACTTTTATTTGGAGTTTCATTACATCTCCAACAACCACACGCCGGGGCTCCTACCATACCAGTCCCAACGTGCGTGTCCTCCTTATTAAAAGTTCCCACATTTCGTGGGTTTTCATAGTGGTCAATTACCTGTGCGCTATAAGACATATATCAATCCTTTTTGAACATAGTTAAAATCTTTGCTTGTATATTTTTTGCAAACTGCGGCTGTGGGAAATTCCAACCAATAAATGCACCTAGTGCTAACCAAAATAATGTTTCTAACATAATGAATACTCCTTATATGTATTGTATTTAGTGTTCTTCTGTATCATCTATTACTATCCAACCTAATTTTAACAAATCTGCTCGTATCTCGTCAGTTACACAACTTTCGGGGACAAACTTTTTACATTGTATATATGATTCTTGTTGGTCTTTAGTAAGGGCACGAAATTCATCATCATCTAGTATCTTAGCATCTCTGATACCACTACAGTACCAATCAATATAATCACCCTTTTCTTGCATATCAGCAACAATACCACCAGCATGTCTCCAACTGCAACTCCATTTTTTCTCGGTTAGTATGGGCCAAACATCATTCTTAGTAAAATCATTGTTGCACATAGAAGCATAAAGATGTTGAGCATAAACATCATCAGCCTTAACTTTATCAATAATCCATTGAGTGCTACGTAGGTCATACTCCATGTTATCTACTTTCCACTCATCAGTTTCTTCAAGTTCAAGTCTTAGTTGTTGATGTGACTTGAAGTAGTTAATCATTTCTTCTGCTGATTCCGCAGTTTTCTCACCTAGTTCAACTTTTTCAACTAGGTTCTTTATTTGAAATGTACCACGTTCTGGGCTACTACTTATCATCTTCTATCTCTATCCAAGTGTGGTCACCTAACCATTTAACTTTACAGATATATTCGTAATCAGTGGGCTTACCGGTTGACCAATCATCTGGTCCATTAATACTCAATCTAGTAAACTGTTTACGTGTATCAAATAATAGCCAATAAGTATTCCCGTTTGATAATTGAAAGTCATATTTGGCTGCGTGAACCATATCGGTTAAGTCTAATCTATGTTTAATCTGTTCAGCTTGTTTCTGTAGTACTTCAACTAGTTCCATAATTCTATCATATTCTTGTTTAGCATGTAATCTAGCAACATTAAGCATAATATCTTTATGCTTCTCAACGGGTACTAAATCAAATTTAGGCCCACTAGATTCCGTAGCGTAGGGTGTAACATTACGATTAAAGAAATGAATTAGTGATACGGTACCAGTAGAATCATAACTACTGACACCGTTAGCTGAATTTGGTTTGTCACTCATTAGATATTATATATTATTTTCTGTTTTAGTAACAGTCTTTTGGGTAGGCTTTTTAACCTTACTATAGAATATATGATTACCAATTTTAGCTACTTGTTTATAGGGCCATAATGGGTCTACACTTAAATTGTGGAAAAATAGGGTTGATTTTGGCACTACATCAGTATACGCATCATGTGCTAACACATCATATGCTACTTGTTCTGCTTGTTTATATTTTGTGCTGTTTTTATTTGGCTCATTTTTTCCTTCACATACCCAACTAAACTGGCATAGTTTTACCTTTTGCATTTCATCGTCTATAAGTTTATCTACATATGATGCTTGATATATTACAGCGCATGGATCTTTGCCAAATCCATGTGCTATTCTATTCATTACTACACGTGCTACTGCCGCTTGCCCATTTAATGATTCACTTCCTGCTTCATAGAATATATTCTTAGCCATACAGGTTAATTGTTTTGGATCTACAATTTTTGCAACTTTAGGTTCTTCTATAGGTTTAGTTTCTATTAATATTGTCAATTGGTCAAATGTTAGAACCACTGTTATAAGTATTAATACTATTAAAATTTTAATAGGTTGGATTAAATTCATAATTTATCCTTTCTGCTTATTACTAAGCTATGGAATTTAGATGTTATCCCAGCAGTCGCAATTGCAACGAATTACTTCGTCTATTGCTTCTGGTACGGAATATGTTGCTGGTAATAATACATCAGATGTATATATTACTGATAGCTGAGGTGATATTAAATTACGATATCTTGATCCTGCAAAACTACCCGGTTCAACTGCTTCACCGGTGTCTATTGCCTGACCATCACTATAATAACGTTCATCAACTGGATCATAATATCCAAAAGGCGTGGGTGATCCAATCTCGGTTGACAATGTTGCTGGAATACTACCACCCAACGTTCCATTAGCTATCAACTCTGACTCTTGTTGCTTGGTTAATTTGTTATCTATATTGTTATCTACTGGTATACCCGCTTCTTGTAATCTAGCTTGATTGCGAGATTCACGTAACATTGCTACAAGACTTTGTCCGCCCACTGTATTATAATTAGCAATAGCTTCTAATGTCTGTGAATACATATGCGGTTGTGTAAATGTAGCATAACGAGGTATAGTATCTACAAACGCATATTGTGTTGTAGGGTATGATGCTATCGTTGGCTCTCTTAAATTATCCGGCGAACTATTAGGTACTCTAATTGGCAAACCTGTAACAATTGCCCGTTGTTCTGTTGATAGTAATGTACCAGTAAGTTCCCAATTAGTAATTAATTGTTGTGCAGTTGCAGGTTTGGAATTTTTAATTGCTAGTATCTCGGCATTGGCAGCATCAATATAACCTTGAACAATACTATTAGAAAAAGTTGATCCACCCGGTGGATAATCAATTGATATTGTGGGAACGGATGAAGTTGTTCCTGCTGTAAAATTCAATGCGGTAACTCTGCCAAAATTTGTAATGTTAGTGTCATCAGTTCCTATTGTTGCGGTAACAGTAGCTCCGTTAACAGTAACTACAGGTACGACTGCGCCTTCACGTCCGTATCCGCCACCCGGATCAGTAATTGTTACACCAGTTGTTGTATATGTACTAATGCCATCATATGTATATTGAATTGTCGCAGTTGCACGTTCCCATGTTACGGCTAGATATAATTGTTTATAAATGTTAATCAATGTACTTGTTTGTAAATTCTTTGTTAATCCATCAATGTCTATACCAAGATAGGGTAATCCACTCATACATCCTAAGAAATTACTCATAGTATACGTACCGTATGGTCCGTTACCCAGTGCAATTAACACTAATCCTTGACTCGCTAATGTGGTATCAGTTGGAACACTAGTGCCATTAACATTCAAATTTTTAATTGTTTCTAAACTATTAACTACTTGTGCAAACTTTTCAATTGGTACACTTGATATGTTTTTAATCTGTTGCATTGATACACTAAATGCACCAGCTGCTTTGGCAATATCAGGTGGTAATATACCATCTAAATATGCACCAAACCCTTGTGGTATGGCCTGTATAGTTAAGATGTTAGATTGTGTGCCCTCAGGTGTAATCTGTTCTGTACTAGATTGAGCAACATTTGGACTAGGAGTGGTAGTTTCATATGCATTACTAGCAGGTGCATCCATATCATTACGTTCTGATACCAATCTAAGATTTTGAAAAAAGCCAGCCATTAATTTACTACTCCATTTTGCGCTGTAGGTGATCTTAACTGACTATTCAATCCATCATTGACATATATAGGATAATATATTTTACTGTTAGCTGGGCCACCAACTGTATTGTAAACCGGAACTGTTAATGATGCATAACTATTAGGGAACAACTTTATTGGACTTAACAAATCAGCCAATGATTCTAAACCAACTGTCTTACAATTTAATGATACTAACACATCTTTTAAATCTTGTCCTAATATAATACCAAATGCTCCGTATATTTTACGTTCTTGTTCTGTAGTTACTGCTGATATATTACCCAACATCTGTTCTAACTCTGTTACAGTAATATTACTTGCAATTAATGCAAGACTTACTGAAGAAGTAATACAATTGTTTTTCTGTAATGTAGATAACAAGTTACTTGGTAATCCAAATGTCGCAATAGTTTGTAAATTTATTGCCTTACCACTAGCAATTAAATCTTGCCCAAAGACGGTAGTTGCTACACTCACACCAGTAATATCACCTGTTATCAAATCGTTCATATTACTATATGTACCATCTAAAAATTCTTGTGAGTTGTTTACTGCTAATATAGCATCATTACTAGATTCAATAAAACTATAAGATGACATAAAGCCTGATAAGAAGTCTTTGTATGCTCCACTATCGGCTGATAGTCCGCTATTATAATTAAATTCGTTATAACCTTGTAATGCAAACAATCTTACATAACCCCAACGTGTTACTTCATTTGTATATGTGTAGTTACTAGCCCAATTGGGATATCCAGTCCAATTAAATGTTGATGGTGGGCTATTGCCTAATGCAGGTATAGTATTAGCACCAATTGATATCAAGTTATTATAGGTTGTACTGTTTACTTGCCCTCTGCCGTACGCATCATTGATAGAATATGTAAGTAATCGTAAACAGGTGTCATTAACAATTTTACCTAATTCAGTAGCAGACGATACACTGGTACTAGAACCAGTAAAGGTTATCATAATAGGATTAATATTAAATCCAATATTTTGTAATAATGAACTTAATGTATTAACACCTAAGGGGCTTTGTTTTCCTGTATCGCTCATGGTACAAAAACATCAGGACTACCTTGCACGATACTATGACCGCAACTGTTTCCTGACCCTACTCTAAGTACTGGTACACCTTCACAAAACACAGTTGGACTACCATCAGTAGTTGTTGCCGCTTTATGAGGTGGATGGGGTTTTCTGGCCCAAGGAGCGTGAGGTGTTATAGAACTAACATGTAATCCAACTTTAATTCCATTAGCAAATACAGTATCAGCACCACGCATTATTGCGCCGCCTTCCTGATTTGTATCACCTACACGACTTAGTTTTGCCATTTTATCCCAATACGATTTTTTTACTAGGTACCTTAATGCCAGTTGTTGCTTCTAGGTACTTGTCTTTGATGTTATCATCTGTCTCTGCATACATTGCAATACTAGTAGTATTTAGTCTAAATTCACCCTTCGGATCTGCGGTAAAGATGCTTGGAATCATTTGCATACCCTGTTGACTTGGGGCAATAGATACTGGTTCTTCAATTTGAATGAACTCACTACCTGCTTGAATTACTTTTGCAATTAATTCCTCACCGGAATTAAGCTTAAATGTGTACACTGTATTTGGATGTATTGGTATTTGCATTACGCTGCCTTTGTTAAAAATTGTTTAAGTTCATTGAATCCACCAATAAGTTTGCCATCAATTATAATCTGTGGTACTGTTCTTGCTGATGGAATTGCTTCTAATAGTTCTTCTTTTGTATACCCGTCTCCGATTTTCTTTTCTTCAAACGGTATATCTCGTTGTC